CTTTCGGCGATAATTCTTTCCGCAGCATGAGCATCAGATTTTCCCGGTAAAACTGCTTTTCGAACCAACCGGCTGTGTTTTTTCTTTTGCTCTGCGTTTCAATTCATCTTGAACTGCCATAAAGATCTGTCTGGTAACCACCGCTGGATGATCATCCTCGACAAAATACTGTGGAAGTTCCCCGGTGTTGTGGCATTTTCTTTTTGTAAGATGGTTTTCACGATATACTTTTTGAAGCAAAAGATCTCCGCAATATTTCTCGTTTGTCAGGACTTTTCGCACGGTTGTCGGATGCCATTCATTTCCGAAGATGCTGTACATCCCTTCTTCGTTCAGTGTGTTGGCGATTTTCTGAAGCCCGCATCCGGCAAGGTATAAATCAAATATTCGTTTTGCGATTTCGGCTTCTTCTTCAATGAGCGTTATCTCTCCGTTCACCAGGCGGTATCCGAGCATTGTGCAGGTGGATGCCCGTCCTTCCTCAAAGCCCTTGCGGATTCGCCATTTGCAGTTGTCGCTGCACGAAAGGCTCTCTGCCTGGGCGAAAGAAGCGAGGAGCGTCAGCATGACTTCTCCCTCAGCACTCAAGGTGTAAATGTTCTGTTCTTCAAAGAAAACATCCACACCGAGGCTTTTGAGTTCACGCACGGTTTCCAGAAGCGTGACCGTGTTCCTCGCAAACCGAGATATGCTTTTGGTAATGACCATATCGATGTTTCCGCTCCGGCATTCGGACAGAAGCACTTGAAACTGCTCTCGGTTGTCCTTGGTGCCTGTTTTCGATTCGTCAGCGTAGATTCCGGCAAACCGCCATTCCGGGTTCATCATAATGTAGTCACGGTAATAATCGATCTGCGCCGCCAAGGAATGCAGCATGGCGTCCTTGCCGCAGGAAACTCTGGCATAGGCCGCCACACGTTTTGCATGAGGGGTTTCCGCTACGGCAGGGGCAATGTTTACGATAGTCTTTTTCATTGTATCCCTCCTTTGGTATCGGACATATTAACTCTGATTTTGAAATATATCCAGTCAATTCGGAGGAATAAATTGAACGAAAACAGGAAGGTATTTTTCGGTGAGTATTGTGTCTATCACACGATAATCCTCTGTGGAAATCTGCCCGTTTTTCAGCATAAGCCGGAACGGTGCAATGCTTGCCTGATATTTGATTTCCGCTGTTATCTGCTCTTTAGTCACGGGCTTCACCGCCTTTGAACCTTGTCTCCACATAGCATTCGTGGGAACAGTATTTTCTGCGGCTGTTTCCATAGGCGGTAAAGGACTGACCGCATCCGGGACAAACATATTCATAAACCGCTTTCTGTCCGACACGCTCCGGGTGAGCGTTCCACCATTTCTGTCTACACTCCGGCGAACAGAAACGCTTCGGTTTTCTGCCGGATATCTGCGTTATCGGCTTTCCGCATTCCGGGCAGATTCCCGCTGTCTCTTTCGGTTCTTCGGTGCTGTCGACCGTGATGTTGTTTCGGCGGCAGAAGGTCTTGACGGTATCTCTCGAAACGGACAGAGCTTTGGATATTTCAGAATAGCCGCATCCGGCTTTTCTCATTTCGGCTATCTTTGTTTTCTGATGGTCTGTCATGTGTGAACCACCTCCTCACTATTCCATGAACATGAGGAGGGCATTTCGGAAAAAACAGGCAAAAAAATAAAGCCCACCGAAGAAAAAAATCCTCGATGGGCTTCATATCAGTTAGGGATTTTCAGCTTCATACCGCTGTAGATGACATTGCTTTTCAGCCCGTTCAGACTGACGATCTCCTTGTAGCGGCTGCCGTTGCCGAGATACTTCTTTGCGATTGCCCAGAGGGTATCTCCGTGCGTTACGGTACAAAACGCATACCGTGCCTCGGGTTTTTATCATATCCACATTCTGCACATTGATTGTTATATGCCGTTTCATTAGGCGGTGTGTTTTGAATCCACCAGAACTTATCCGGTTTCATAATTGGAACGCAATGCCAAGGAATTGACGGATCTTGGTTTTTACCTTTTTCCGCGGAGAGTGGCGGCAAAGAGCCAATTGCCTCTCTTAATGTAACCCAACGTTCCGTGTCTTCCGTTTCGGTTTGTGAATGTGTCCTCTTTGGCAAAAATGTTTTGTTCTTCAAATAATACTTTTTCCCGGAATCACTTCTGGTGAAAATAGTAATTAACCGGACTCTTGTTTGTGGGATTCCATAATCTGCGCAATTAACAATTTCTGGACCACCAATGTAATCCGGTGCCAATTCGTCCCTAATATAGTCAATAATATTCTTATATTCTCCGTTGCCGACAGGGATGATTGTATTCTGCATTCCCTGGACATTTTCTAGGAGTAGCCATTGAGGTCTGAGCTTTTTTACAATTTCTACGGTCGGAATAATCAGCTGATTCCGAGGATCATCTTTAGGCGCACGTCCTCTTCTTATTTCTTGCAACCGCTTGCCAACAGAATTAAAAGACATCCCTTGGCACGGTGGGGTCGCATAAATAAGAAACGGCGAACCAACGTCGTAGCCATCCCAGTTCTGGATGATTTGATCCTTCATTTGCCAAATATCTCCGCAAAGGCACTCAGTTTCAGGGTAGTTCTCCCTATATAAGGCACACCGACTTTCTACCAGTTCATTGCTGAGCAATATCTTCAAGCCAGATGCCTTTATCCCCAGTTCGCCTATACCGGCAGAAGAGAACAAGCTTAGTACATATTTATCCATATCTCTATTAGTAAAGGAACAGGAGATGTCCCTTATTGCTGCCTCCTCTGTGATTACATTTCTGCTTTTCCGCTTTGAACCCATTGATCCAATTCCGAACGCTTGAATTTCCATTGCTTACCGATCTTTTTCGCAGGAATATCTTTTCCTTTGCGAATCCAGTCACGGATGGTGGCAGGTTTAACTCCAAGGTATTCGGCAGCTTCTTCAATATTAATCCACTTATCGTTTGTTAGTTCGGCCACGGGGGCAACCTCCTTAATCGCAATTTAACCCATATAACCATTTTAGTATAGCACGATTTGGTGCGATTTTCAATATGTTTTTTGCGAAAATTTATCGTTATATGCTGTTTATTGTAATTTGCTGTTATCCTCTTTTATATCTAACCTTTAGCCTCGCCACGCAATTATCAAACCCGTAGTCTCATAATTCGACTTTTTCGGTGTGCAGGTTAGATGATGAAAAAGTTTGAAAGGGATTCCGAGCTGCCTCCGGTTTTGAGGGCAGACCCCGGAATCCCTTTATTTCAGTAGATTTCAGCCTTTTCCGGCATCGGTTCTCGTCATCAATGCTACAGTCTCCACGTGGATTGTGTGTAGGATACTATCTCTATAACCTTTTAATTTTTCTCGAGCCTTTTAATTATTCTGTGAAAAATTAAAAGGTTCGGCAGAGTGGGTTCACTTTTTCCTGAGGTAGCGTTTGCCAGAAACTCCATAAGCGAAAAGAAGCGAGGTCGGTAGGTTCAAATGTGAACCTACCGACCTCGCTTTTGGCTTTATATCAAAGGAATTTCAATAGGAAAAATTAAAAAGTACGGTAGCAATTTGTATCATTGCTACCGTACCTTTGTGCGTAATAACTACGGCGTTGATACAATTTAATTTTCCCTCTGCGTTTGAACCCACTGGGTTCATCAACGGGTTCATTTGAACCCACCCCGCAAAAGCCGCAGAAACACGGCATTTTCGGCACTTTCCGGCTATTCAGAGCCGAGCTGGTATGCCGTGTCAGAACGGAGAACTTTGCTGCCGAAGGTTTCATTCCGCTCGGAATATCTGTAAAAGGAAAAAGTGTGACTATGATTTTACCCATAAAAAACGAGGGTGTTTTCGTAGTCACACTTGGGTTTTTCGGAGCATTTATACTGTGATTTTTATGCCGGACTGAAAGATGAATGTCAGCTTCCCGTTGGCGTTTACAACGACCCTGTCGAGCGTTTTTAGCATGAGCGGATAACTGAACTCGTTGATTTTTCCGATCTCGTCAATCAGAAGGCACATCTCTTCCGCACGGTATCGGACGAGGATGTCCTCGGCATTATCGACCGTTGACCGCAGCGTTGCCTGATAGCGGAGCTTCTTTGCCACGATGAGATTCCACGCTCGGCAGAATGCCTTCTGCGGCAGATCGGTCGGAATGCGGACATCCGTGCAGAGCATCGGTCTTTCATTCGGCGGCTTACAGTAGCGTTCTCTGTACGCTATCAGTTTCGCCGAGGCATTGCGGTTGAATGTAGCCTTGTGCGGTGGTGTATAGGTTTGCCCCGCCACTTCGACCGCCGATTGGGTCTTTCGGCTCATACAGCGGTATGCGGCAAGGGGCTTTTTATTGGTAGTCGTATAATGATAATAGTAGTAAGGCTTACCGCAAACTCCACAAAACAGTTTCCCTGTAAACGGATACCGCTCATTCGGTGCCTGCCTGTGCGGTGTGTGTCTCGCCGCAACAGCCTGCGCCAACTTCCATGTCCTTTATCCACGATTGCCGGAAGGCAGTCTTCTACCAGATATTTCGGCAATTCTCCGTTGTTTCTGACTTGCTGATGTGTGATAGGGTTTGCAATGAATGCCTTCTGAAACAGGCAGTCACCGCAGTATTTCTCATTTCGGATAATGTGCTGAACGGTGGTCTTCGCCCAGGAAGCACCCGGCATTCTGGTCGACACTTCATCGGCAATGAGCCTGTCGGCAATTTCACCGTAGCTGTAGCCGTCAATAAAGTCCTTGTATATTCTCCGAACCAGATCAGCCTCATCCTCCACAATGGTCACGACACCTTTGTTCTGCCGGAAGCCGTACATTCCGTTAAGCGTGATGCTCCCTGTAATGCCTTGCTCATACCTTCTTCGCTTGCCCCATTTTATGTTCTCCGACATCGCTTCGGACTCGGACTCGGCAAACGCAGCCATCAGCGTAAGCATGAGTTCGCCGGATGATTCGGTGGAGTGGATGTTTTCTTTCTCGAAGAAAACGTCAATTTCCAGGGGCGGAAGCTCACGGGTGTAAATAAGCGTATCTACGGTGTTTCTTCCAAACCGGGATACGCTTTTTGTCCATATACAATCTATATGACCGATCCTGCAGTCCTCGATCATTTTCATAAATTGCGGTCGGCTTTCCGCTTGAGTGCCGGAGAGTCCCTCTTCAACATAGATGCCGACAAAGACAACGGTATCATCATTCTCGAATCGGCTGCGGTAGAAATCGATTTGATTTGCCAAGCTGTTCAGTTGTTCATCGCTCCGGCTTGAAACTCGGCAGTAGGCGGCGATGCGTTGCTTGCCGGGTTCTTTTCTGTGAGGGGTGATTACAAGCAGATTTTTATCCGTCATTGCTGTCAACCTCCTGCGGCTTATTGCGTTTTGTGTAATGACGGACACCGTTTTTGATTGGCACGGTCTTTTCGGTTCCGTCCCGGAAGGTAAAGGTAATCGTGCAGTCACGTTTGACCGTAGCGTAATTGATGACCGCCTGCCATATGAGTGGGTCGAACTTTGCAAGCGGAGCATCATGCTTCATAAGCTCGTTCAGAAAGCCGGTTATCTGCACACGCTTGGCAGCACAGGAGGCTATCTTTAAATCAAGCTCCTGCTTGAGCCGAGCCATTGTATCGAGCCGCTCCTCATATTCTTGGAGTTTTTCAGGGATATCATCGGTGGTATCTTGTCGGCTGTAGGTCATCAGAAGGCTTCTTATCAGCGTCTGAACTTCGCCGCAGCCGTTGTTCAAATCCTCAAGCTGTCTGCGATATTCGCTGTCATCGGTAACGGTGTCAATGCAAAGGCGGTAGTTTTCCATGATCTCGTCCCTGTCGGCAATCAGCCCGTTAAACACCTCAACGAAGGTCTCTTCAAGGCTTTCTTCTTTGAGGGTCGGTGTTTCGCAGTATTTACGCTTCTGGAACTTGGCATTGCAATGCCAGTGCCATGCGGTGTACTTGGTGCTTGAATGCCATATCTTTCTGCCGTAGTATCCACCGCAGTCACCGCAGATGATTCGGCTTGAGAAAATGGACACACATTGCATATTGCTTCCGGCTTCCCGTCGGCGGCGCATTTCTTCCTGCACCATCTGAAAGGTTTCCGGGGAAACGATAGGCTCATGGTCTTTTTCGATATAGTACATGGGCAGTTCGCCCGTGTTGGGCCGCTTCTCTTTCGTAAGGTACGATACCGTTATTTCTTTCTGAAGTATGGCTGCTCCGTAATATTTCTCGTTCTTCAGAATGTTCAGCACCGTGGAAGCCTGCCACACCTTCTTGTGACCGGGTGTTTCAATGCCGTCAGCGGTCAAGCCTTTCGCTATGCCACCCGGAGTTTTACCAGCGAGGAACTCCGCATAAATTCTTCGCACGATTTTTGCCTGCTCCTCATTGATAACAAGCTCCCCATCGGGACCCTTGTCATAACCGAGGAAATTGGAATAGCCGAGGCTGACCTTTCCGTCCGCGAAGGACTTTCTTCGACCCCATGAGGTGTTCTCCGAAATCGACCTTGCTTCTTCCTGTGCCAGCGAGGACATGATCGTAAGCAGCAGTTCTCCCTTGGCATCGAGAGTGTAAATGTTCTCTTTCTCGAAAAACACCTCCACACCTTTCTCCTTGAGCTGCCGGATGGTAACAAGGCTGTCGACTGTGTTTCGTGCGAAGCGACTGACGGACTTGGTGAGAATGAGGTCGATTTTCCCGGCAAGGGCATCTTCTATCATTCTGTTGAAGCCGTCACGTTTTTTGGTGTTCGTGCCGGTGATGCCCTCATCGGAGTATACTTCGACAAAGACCCATTCCGGGTTCGCCTGAATTTTCTGCGTGTAATAACTGACCTGCGCATCAAAGGAGTTTTCCTGTTCTTCCTTTGCCGTTGAAACACGGGCATAGGCTGCGACCTTTCGCTTTCGGGTGAAAGTCGAATACTGTGCCGACAGCGTTGGCTTCGTGGCTTCGTTTTTTTTGACTGTCTTATTTGCCATGACTTGTGTTCCTTTCCTTCGCCTTTCTTCCGGCGGCGGCTTTCATTTCATCTGTCCAGCTTTCGGAGCGTGAACGGTCTTTCCACACATATTCAGCGGTTGAACCGTCCATAAAAATGAAACGGAGCAGATTTCCCGGATGGGCCTCTATCGTGCAAATCTGCGTTTCAAATGCCTCGTCCGAAAATCCGTCCGTTTTCAAAATTTCTGTCGCCGCCCGTTTCAGCGTTTCCTCCGGGATGACCTTTGAGTCCGGGCAGTATTTCTTTCCTTTGGAGTTGTAGGTCGAACAGCACCAGACGATGTTATAAGGTTGTGGAAGTTCCCCGGTGTTGTAGCATTTTCTTTTTGTAAGATGGTTTTCACGATATACTTTT